GTCCATAAGCAACTAAACCCAAAACAACTAAACCAAAGAATAAAATAAATCCTTGATCAGGAGTAAGATTTAAATGATGGACGATAGCATCTTGTTTTTCCCATGTACCTGGTAATGTATATACAGATGGTTTTGATAGAAAAATCATTTGTTCTCCATAAACTGTTTTTGAAATTCTTCTACTTGGTTTTGTATCTCATCAGGAATCGGAGAAACTTCATTTATAGGAGTAATCATAGCAGATCCTGCATCTTCACGAGTAATTTTCCAACAAACACGTTGTGTATCTGTTAGACTCAAAATAAAGTCAAAGTGTTCTTCTGCTTGACGTTGTGTGATTCCAATAGGTCCAATCATGTTACAGCATAGCAATAAGTGATCATATCAGGATCAAGAATATCTTCGATATCCTTTACAGTTTCAGAGAAACCTTCAGAACCTTCGTTATCCCATTTCCAATTCACAGTCTTATCATACCCTTCATCATCAACGACCTTGATCGTTCTTTTTGAAAAGTTGACAAAAACGTGTGCTAGTTTAGATTCCACCATGTGACTCCATACTATAGTATCTAGTATAGCAGTCAAGAGATACCCTGTCAAGGGTCAGTTGATAAAGACTGTCTTACCAAGGATTAGTACTGCTGCTCCTGCTTCAAGAAGCATACCAGCACCAGCGAGAATAGTTACAGCAGTAGATGCTTGCATATAGACGAATCCAGCAACAGCATTAACATTGTATGCACCAGTGAGAACATTACAGTTATATCCTGTTGTACCGCATGTCAATGAATATGGTCCTGAAGGGTTAGAAATAATATACCTAGGAATAATATCAGTTCCACTACCAGGTATCATAATATTTTCAATTGAACCACCAACCAAACTACGAATACCTGACATTACCTTAGGAATTTTTGACACTGGTACGTTAATCATGTTAACTAATGAAGGTGTAATCATATCAATAGAGTTATCTCCACTAATAACAACTTCTCCTGCAGAGAGTGCTAACTGACCACCACTAGATTCAAAAACACTGCTAGTAAACTTAGTAGAAACAGATCCTACATTAAATTCTGCACCTTGAACTTCAAACTTAGCACCAACAGTATTGATGTCAATATCAGATCCAAATTTAATTGTATGCTTTTGAACCTTTTCATTCTTCTTATTACCTTTTTTATCTACAAGTTTAGGGGCACCTTCAGCATCAAAGAAGAAACCACCACCAACTTCAATATGACAATCACCAGTAATCTTTAAGAAATAATCACCATCAACGTTTCTGACATAATCACCATCGATTTGTTTACAATCATCACCATGAGTTTCTTGAGTATAGTTACCAGCATATGTTGTATGGTCAGCAACTAATGAACCAGTATCGCCTTTACCATTGTTTGCTGCCGCTACGGAAGCATCTACTTGTTGTTGAAGTTCTTCAGCATCTATGTCTGGATTTTGTTCACGAATTGCTTTAGCAGCAACATACTTTGCGTATTCGTTCTGATTACAGCATATAGATGTTTCTGTTGTTCCACTTGCTTTTTTATTTACACTTGCCTGACGACCAGGAGTTCCAACAAACATTTCATAGGAACCATCTAAGAAAGTTTTAGCAGCAGTTAAATATGGATCTGCTTCATTGAAAATATTATCAAAAAGACCACCAGATCCTGCATCACCACCACAAGTTCCTCTACTCTGTCCTCTAATTGCGTTAATTTCTGCAAGTTCTTCAGGAGTACAATGAGTAACACCAAATAAAGGATACCAACCTACCGTATCTTTACCACCATCAGGTTTACGATCACAATTACTACCAGCAAACTTAATGAACAATTGAATTAATCCAGTAATGCTACTAATACCTTTCTTAAGAAGGTCAGTTCCCGATTCAAAAATTTCACTACCTGCTTTCCATGCATCAATAATTTCTTTTGCTTTACCAATACCATCTACGATTGCTGATACTTTATCAACAATACCTAAAACTGAATCAAGAAGTTTTTGAACTTGGCAGATAACACCATCGATTGCTGCTTGAACACCCTGCATAACCATGGTTGCTTTATCAATCAACCCATCAAGAAAACCTTCAAGAACACCCATAATACTTCCTATGGGATCTGAAACAAAACTAAGTATCTTACTATCAATATTACAAAGAGATGCAAGAATTGCTTTAACTGCTGCTTGAATTGCTGTAAACACAACAAATGGAACACCAGTTGCACCACCAAGAAGATTAACCAACTCTAATTGTTCGGCAAGATTAGCAAGTGCTTGACGCATTGCAGCAACTACTTGAGCAAATACACTGCTCAAGAAATTTTGAAGTCTTACCGTAAGTTGTTTTGCAGTAACCAACTTACCAGTAACAACATCTAAGAAATCACCATCCTCTGCACGAATCAAAGCACCAGCATGATCTGCAAGATCTTCTACAAGATATGATAACTTATACTCTAACGTTTTCCAAGGACCACCAACACCATTAGCAGCAGGATTAGGTTTATTTGAATTTCTTGGTTTGACGGGATTACCACCACTACCATTCATTGTAGTTCCCTGATTATTAGGAGAACCCTTACCAGAAATTTGACCAGAACCCTTCTGACCTTTTTGATTAGGAAGATCTACAGTGTTATCTGTTTTTGCTCTAGTATAACCACCCTGTTTAGTCGTTGCCATACTTGAGTTAGGATTTCCAGGTTTCATGGTCACCATATTAGGACCAACGCCAGGTTCCATGTTCTCACCAGTAAAAGCAAATACCTTCTTTTCCTGTGAATCTGAAGATTTCTTAACTCTCATAACACCAATTACTATTGGCATTTGAGCGTTCTCTCCATCCATGAAGAATCCCATAACAATAGCACCAGGCTGTAGTTGACCAGAACTTTCACCCTGACCATCATTTCCTGGTTGGCATGTATGTTGTAAAACTGTTGCCCATGGAAGATTATCAGTAGGAAGATCTGCTGTAGTACCACCACGAACATTAGTATAATATCCAAGCACACGAACTCTAACCCTACCCAATTCCATAGGGTCTTCATTGTCTTCAACCTCACCAACCCACCAGTAAAACCCGTCTTTTCCAAGAAAGTTTACATTAGGTTCATTAATAATTCCTTCAATTGATGACATTGTATACTTTTATCCCTACGATTTATTTATTACGTTCGTGTCAAAGAGAATTTCATTGATGTAATCCTCTGCCCATTGGGGATCGAACCATTGACTCAAAACTGCTTTAGTCTTTTTATTCTTTCTTTGTTGTTTACAGTAATAACATTGATCATCAATCCTCTTCATAGTATTGATCCATTCCATATCAAACTCAGAATTTTCTACTATACCTTTATAGAGTTGAATAGATTCTTTAATTAGATTCATATACATCTCTCTTTCTTCCTCTGTTTTGATACGCATGAACTTACATCCTTGTGAGAAAACATCATCAGTCCATAAAGGTAAGACTCTATTCTCTTTAAACTTATACTTGTATGATATATCTCTGTATACATCAACATATTTTTGAGTTCCAAACACAGGTGATATATCAACAATTGCTGCAGTAACTGCATGAGGAGTTTCTACAATATCAGCACCAAAAATAGGTATAGGATAATCAGGAATAGGATATAATACACAATGCATTACAGAAATATTTTCCGTGTATCCAGTTTCCAAATGCATCTTTCTAAGTTTCTTACTCTGATGCATTTCATTGATAATGAATACATTATCATTTTCCACAATAGGATATTTGTTTTCCATATGTGTAACATCAGGAAAACTTTTTAATTCCTCTCTTATATAATTGGCAACTGTCATTGACAGTCGAACCCATGGTTTTATATACTTTCCTGAATTCATAATTAAACTCTCACAAACTTATATATTTCATCTGCACCCCAAACAATCCTACCTTTAGAATCTAAGAATTTATCCCTCATAAAAAGTTTAGTTCCATACACAGCAAGTTCAGCATGAATATTATCAGTATCAAACTGACCCATCCATGCTGTACCATCAAATTTTAATACCATATCACATTCTTCATTGCGAGTTAAACCACTATAGGTTCCACCCCAATGTTCTAAAATAACTTCTTTATCCGATACTTCTACTAATTTCTTGTAAGTTTTTAAATACGGTTCATGGGGTGTTCTCCT